AAGCCAAGACCCAAACTTCAACCACAAACAATCAATCAAACATGCATTTCTTAGAACCTACAAACAAAAAACATCAGGAGAGGCAACAATTGTTATGGGACATTACACAAATATCACTCAACCTGGTGAACATTTTGTTTGGTTGCGAGAACCATTATCAAGAGATCTGAGTCATTTCAATTATGATTGTAAATTTAACAATCAACTACACAAGGACTTTGCTACACATCTATCCATGATGAACGGAAACTTTATGGTACTTTGGTTATATGGCAAGTATTGTGGTAAGCATGATTCGGTGTCGATGGAACACAGATACAATCATGTTAGAGAAGTTTTAAAAACTAAAATGGCCAAAGTGTATGACACAAAACATTTTGAAGACAGTTGGAATGACATAGCAAAGATGTTACAAGTTGATGCCGAACCTCGTTTAAAATCAAATCTATCAGACAAAGATTACAACACTGTTGCCAAATATGATGACCTGTCTGAAGAATTCAAAGATTGGCACAGACAGTACAATCACTATGATTACCTATTGTACCAAGAGTTTTGTGCATAGATAAAGAAAAAACTTTCACTTCATACACATCGTAGACCAAATATGGTATGTTAAGTTGGTGCACCTGACTTCTAAATAATTCTAGTTTCATAAGAAACTACAACATCAAGGGAGGTCCAATATGGATATCATGATGAAAATAAAAGGATGGGCAAAAGGAATTGCTGACGTGGGAGTAAGTTTAATCGCGTTGGGGATAGTTTTAGAAATCCTTTTTAATGGTCAAGGTATTCCGTTCTGGCCAAACGTTTCTGTAATAGGAAATGTCCAGGGCGTACTGCAAGGATTCTCAGATCAAGGTCTGATTGGATTAGTGGCAGTTTGGATTTTATATCATATCTACAACAGAAAATAATCGATAAAAAATCTAGAAGTACAAAAACCCTAAAGGTGGTGTGTAAATTTAACGGATTGTATGCACCACCTTTTTAACAGTATTTTATCTTTCTAAAATTTTGGTAAATACTATCAGTTCAAACGTGCTTTTGCACACAGCAAAAGACTTATGCGGAAACAAACCGCGTAGCCAGGAGAACTGGCATTGGACTCCTAAAAAGGAGAAAACAAATGGGAAGACCTATCAAGAAAAGTAGATTTGTATCAGACTTTGGCGCCGCAACTGCTGGCAAAATTGCTGTATCAAACTACAGAACAGGCGGTTCAAACACTGCCTCAACTACTGCTTACATCGTATCACAAAGAGGATCAAGACAATTCAAGATCCACATGGACGATTCATCAGAGGGTGTATTCACACTAGTTACTGACGCAACATTATCAGTTAACAATACATTCAACGTAAAAGTAGTATTAGATGACTCAACAGTTGCTTTTGTGAACAAATTTTACAACAACACAGTTCACTTTACAAAAACTGACGGTAGCCATGGTCACGTGCCATACACTCTAGGAACTGACATACAAGGTTCTGTCGAGTCTGGACACGGTAACATTGATATCGTATCTGAGTAATCGTAGAACACGTGCTTATTTGGGGGAGTTACACGCTCCCCCAATTCTTACATAAATAATAGCAAATGGCTAAAACTCTTAAAACTTCAGGTGATTATAACATTAAAGCAGGCGCTGGTTCGAGCGGCACTAATCAAATCAAACTGGATGCTAAAACCACAAGAGTAACGGGTGATCTTGTCATCGACGGTGATCAAGTTACACAAAACGTAACCAACACTACCATTGAAGATCAATTCCTTGAAATCAACAGAAACTATTCAGGTGCTGGTACACAAGACGCCGGCATAGTTATCAATCAAGGCACACAAGATGACGCAGTGTTCTATTTTGATGCTGTGTCAAATGAATTCAGGATTGGAACATCACCGAGACAGATAGCAGACGGTTCAACAGTTGCTATCGACATAGACGGTGGATCATTCACATTGACTAACATGAAAGTTGCAACAACTCCATCGGACGCCAATCACGCGGCATCAAAGGCATACGTTGATGCACAAGTTGGTGGTGGATTCAGTTTAAAGGTTGCAGGCGATGATTCCGCACAGGTAGATGTAGTTACAGGAAACACTTTACAATTCTCAGGTGCCAATGGAATTTCGACAGCGGCGACAGAGCCAGACACAATAACAATAAGTTTAGGTAGAGATCTTAACGGAATAGATACTATCAGCACTGATAGATCAAACCAAGATTTGACACTTACATCAAATGGAACAGGTGCAGTGGTAATCGATGACGTTTTATCATTTAGTAGTATGGCATCTGACCCAACAGCAACAGCACAGACAAAAGTTTACAACAAGACAGCAGGTGGTGGCGGAACAGGCCTCTATTTTAGGAACTCAAACATCGGTTCTGGCGCTGTAGGAGAACTGATAAGTAAAAAGAAAGCAACGGCAATAGCAATTGCGTTAGGATAAAAAATGGCAATAAAACAAAGTTTAGCACCAGCAACTACAAACGCTACAAACCACATATTTGAAGCAACAGAAAATGTAGCAATCACAACTATACATATGTGTAACATCAGTTCATCTGATTCAACGGTGAATGTTTACTTACTGCCATCAGATGGATCAACAACCACTCCAACTGAAAATAACAAATTGTACAACACTTTAACAATACAGGCCACTGACTCATACATCATTGACACAGAAAAAATGATATTGAGCACAGGTGACAAAATTTATGTTGAGTGTCCAGATTCAGCAGGACAAGTAGTAGTCACAGTATCAACCATAGGATTATAATACCATGGGACGTTACGTGAAAAATAGACAAATAGAGCCAGGATCCACTACGGTAGAGATACCACAAGTGGCAACCGCAGGCAGGCCAGCAGGACAAGATGGTCAGATAATATTCAATACCACAACACAGACTTATCAAGGTTACATAGGATCGCAATGGTATAACATATCAAGTGCGGCCGGCGAAAAAACTTTGACTGTGGACAAGTTCCAGGGCGATGGATCAACCACTGTGTTTGGCAACGGATCAGGTAACACGCTAGACGGATCAACAGCGGCCACACTATCAACTACACCAACAGATGCCACAGACATGGCCATATTCATTGGTGGTGTGTACCAAGTGCCAGGCACCAACTACACATACTCAGGTGGACAAATCACATTTGGATCAGCACCGCCTGCCAACAACGGCACAGACAGTGCTCACATCGTAGCAATTATTCATAACTTACACAAACTAGGCGAGTAAAGTGCCTGGTGCGGAGAACTACCCCCACGGTGGTCACTTCAATTGGATGTATCCTTACGTGAAACATCTAGAATTAAAGAGAGCCATAGACATTGGTGGTATGCGTGGCAATTGGTGTATGCACTGGCAAGATGTTGTTGACTGCATTGAAGTTTTTGAACCCAATCCAGATATGATTCCTGAATTAAAAGAAAGAATAAAAGAAACAAAAAACATTAGATTACACCAAACAGCATTAGGTAACACAACAGGCACAGTGTCTATGCAGTATCAATCACATCCAGGTACTTTCTATGTTAAAAATTTTGAAGGCAAAATTCCAATCACCACACTAGACAGTTTTAATTTTACTGATGTTAGCGTAATAAAGATTGATGTAGAAGGATTTGAAGTACCAGTTTTAGAAGGCGCACGTGAAACAATATTATCAAATCGTCCTTGGATTCAAATTGAAGCCAACGAAACAGGACAGCGTTATGGCAGACCAAAAATTAAAATTTTAGAAACATTAAGTTCGTTTGGAATGCGTCGTGTGGCCAAAGAATGGCCTGATCAAATTTGGAGTTTTTAATAGATTATTCCAAAAGGACGCCAATTCCCAGGTGTTCCACCTTTTTCACAAACCCAACCCACTGGCTTGTTTAGATCTGGTTTGTCATTCCACACAATAGAACCTCTATCCCATCTGCCTTGTGTGGGTGCTCCATTACCGGATGAAAAGACTCTTTCAGCAAATTTAATATTGCCTTCAACGTGTAGACTTTGTTGTGGATGTTTGACACCTATACCCACTTGTCCATACACGTTCATTTTTATAGCACGTCCGTTTTCCTGTCCAACCACTATGTCACCGTTGGAACGGCACATCAACCTCGGTGTGTCGTCGGTGCCAATGGCAAAAGCCACAGGTGTATGTGTACCAACATAGGCATTTTTTTCGTGCATACGTGTGATGACTTCATATCCACCAACGTTTACAGAAAAATCTGCTGAAGGTGCCTCTGTGTTAATGCCAACGCGTCCTTCTTGTGCCCATAATGTTTTTCTAACATTTAAATTTTTCAACACACCCAACTGTTCGAGACTGCTGGTCTTGACACTTTTGCCCAAAGCAGTCTTCCAAATCACTTCGTTGTGATCAATCATCACTGCTTCTGTGACATTTAGTTTAGGAACCTGTGCTTCAACGTATTTTAGATTTTCAACTGTGACTGTGCCTTTGACGACAAGGTTGTGCGCCATTTCAATTTGATCGTTTTTCACTGTGAGTTGTACTGAATCTGCGGAATCTTTTATGCCTGAACTATGAAAATCTGTGATCTGGCCTCCGTGGATGGCATCACCGCTGATGGTGTTCTCATAAACGTCCAGTTGCCTGACATCAATGCGTTTCTCAGCAACTTTTTCAATTTTTCCTATAGGTAATAGTGCCATATAATGAATATTTAGTTTGCAGACTTTTGTGTGCAAATTATTGGTAAATAGGTATTGTAGTATTATGGCAATAAACAGAATAGGTGGGGATATATTAGAAAGCAATCTGTTGCGTTCTAGCGACCTTGCTTTCCAGACTGATCTACTATATCTTGACGTTGCCAACAACAGAATTGGTGTAAAAACCAACTCTCCAGGCAATTTTGCCCTAGATGTCAATGGCAATGTGCGGGTTCAAGGTAATCAAACCATCACAGGTGACCTCACAGTTCAAGGCACCACAACCACAATTGACTCACAAAATTTAGTTGTCGAGGACAACATAATCACAATCAACGAAAATGCTTCAACTGCCACTGACGCAGGATTAATGATATCAAGAGCAGGGCAGAATGATGCTGTGTTCTATTGGGATGAAACCCTTGATAAATTTAGACTTGGTACAACTACCAGTGACGGATCTACTAGACAAGATCTATCAAGTGTCTCACTTGCAAACTTACAAGTTTCATCACCAGTGGCGGACGACGATGCCGCCACAAAACAATATGTTGACACTCAACTGAGTGGTGGCGGAGCAGTAATAGGAACCAATGTGTCAATTGGCACACCAACAGATTCAACATTTGGCGATGGTGCTCTTACAACACTGGGAGAAGAAGCCAGTGTAACAGATGCACTAGACAGTTTGAACGAAACAGTAGAAAATATTCGAGAAAACACATATGTACAGAGTGTATCATTTGTATCAAATTCAACATCTATCAGTTTAGGTGACACAGTCACATTGACTATAACCACAGTGGGTGGCGGTGCAGACAGATTCACAATCACCTGGGGAGATGGTACGCAGGACGTTGCAACAGCAGATTCAACACCAAGTCATACGTACAACGAAGCATCGGGATCACCTATGACTGTGACTGTAAAAGCATTTGCCAACGGCGCAGTGACAGACTCAGCAGGAAGTTTTGCAACTTCAACTAGAACAAATTATATCACAGTGGCATCAGCGGCTCCAGTGGCGGCATTCGCAATCAGAAATAACGCCACAAGAAATGGTGGTGCAGTGATCACAACAGCGGACACAGGAGACACAGTGTTCCTACAAAATAATACTACAAACACTGTGTCAGACTGTACGTACTCTGTTGATTGGGGCGACGGTACAACTGATACCGTGGCAAACGACTCAGCGGCAGGTGGTGCATCTGGAAACAACCTTTCTCACACATACACCAATGCCGCCGCAGACGACGGTTCAACAGTGGCAGGTACAGGTGCTGGTGATACCAAATATCAAATAAGATTAACACTGTTAAGCCACTCAACTGCTAATCCGGTCACAGTGCCACAGTCTGTGAACAGTAACTTTGAAGTATACTCAACACATACTCCAAAAATTGACATTGCTGATTCAACTGTGCGTGGAGTAAATGAGGAAGCAAGTTCGGGATTTTCGGTTACATTCAAAAATGGAACAGACACCAATCCGGGTGCCAACAGCAGTTTCAGTGCCACACAAATTTATCAATGGGACTTTACAGATGACTCAACACAGACCAGCGTAAACATCGGGTCAGGTTCAACAGGTGACACAGGACAAAACATCACAAAAGTTTTTGGATTCACACAGTCAGGATCAGGTACACAAGGAACGACAACAACTTATCCAGTTAAACTGACAATTAATAACGGGCATACCACGGGAGTGTTTGAAAGTGCTATCACTAACATAATTGTGGAACCAGATGTAAGAGCCAACTTGGCAGGTACGGCTGTGACAGTTTCAACAGCGTCAGGCGATGACTCTTTGGATCTCTATGATGTCACAGACCTTGATGGTGCCAACAGAGCATTGGCAAGATTTACCAATACATCGCAAAATGCTGACGATTATGAGTACGATTTCTTAAATGATTCCAGTGACGTTTTACACATTGCTGAAGATGGTTCAACAGCAGGTACTATAGGAAATACATTAGACAAAAATTTTTCAGGTCAAGGCGCAGGCAGTATTGTGACAGACTTTAGAGCCACAGGAACACCTGACACAATACATCAAAATGACAATCAAACTATTACATTTACTATGAATTCGGTGCCAAGTGCACCTGCCAACCTAAGTTCAAAAAGTTTGACTTTATCTGATTCGGCACAAGGTACCAATCCACACCTTTGTGCAAACTTTGATGATGGAACTGGTTCAGCACCAACACTAGCCGCGGGAACTTCTCTAGAATCAACTACTGCGAGAAGGTACACAAGTTCAACACCTATTAACACAAACACAGTTACAAACTTCTTGACAAACAGTTCTAATGGCACAGGATCAACTGTAAACCAAACTGTACAAGCCGCAATCAACGCCAGCGCCAGTGGTTCTAGGACTTTCACAACATCCGAGGGTGGTTCCAACAACGGAACATTCACTGACCTTGTGATAACAAATCACAGGGATTTCGACGAGGTGGATAGTTCATATCCACAGAGATTATACCTAGTTGCCACAGCAAAAATTACACAGGCACTTACAGACTACGTTGCCGGGTTGAATGCCCAAAGGATTGAAAGTACAGCGGGCGGTGAAACCAATTATGTACACGTGGTCAGAGACTTGTTGACTGGCACACCTACAACAACAATAGGTACAGTGGCACAGAGCGCCGCAGGAAACTTGCGGTACATATCCGGAGTTCCGTACTACAATGACGGGTCTCCGTCTGTATCAATAACAGGCACGACTGTGGCAAACTTCACAGGTCAGGCTTACCAAGATGCATCAGATCCACACGAAGTTGATCCAGGCACTAACCAAGAGTCAACATCAGGAAACGTTATTTCACAAACTGCCTATACATATGCTAACATAGATGGTTCGTCAACAATGCTATCTAGTGGCATACCTTTAAAAAATACTGGTGTAGGTTCGCCCTACACACTAGGCACTTTGACACAGCCACTCACAAGTTCAAGCATTCGATCAATTCAACAGATTAAAGCAAGAAGTAAGAACGCTAACGGCACAGGTTCTTATTCAGAAAGTTCAACAAAAATTCAGGTATACACAGCATCATTGTTGACATTAGACAATGAAGCAGGTGGTATTACTGTCTCAGATTCTTTAGGCGCCGGGTTCGATGACGACGCTGTAAGAATTGCAGGGTTTGGTTCCTTGTCAGGTGACACTCCGTCATTATTTGATTCTTCTAACGCCAACTACTACACAGATTCAGCATGGTCTGGAGCAGTTACAGTGGCAGGAACCAACGAAGCAATTTCAAGATTCGGCACAATAAAACACTTCACGACTGATCTAAGTTCAGGATATCTACCAGCGGGTCCTGATCTAAACACAGGACGTTCAGGTGCACAGTATTATAATTTTGCATTTAGAAGAACTAATGTTGCAAACTTTAATTTGACAATGTCAGGCAAAGTTTCAGGAATGTTCATCGCGGCACCGGGCACAGCAATTGATTCGGCATCATCATTGAATGGTTGGCTGGATTGTTCAACAACATACGGCGGATCTGGTGTACCTGGAGCAAACTCAGGTGCAGGCGGAAACGGATCTAACGGTTGTGCGTTCAACTCTGGAGACAGGGTAGTGGACGGCACTACATATTCATCACAAGAATTTACATTTACACTTGGCACAGAGAACGCATCTAATGCCACAGGTAATAATATATTAGTAAGAATTAAATTAGAATCGGGAGACAGTATCACAGCACTGAGCATAGACTAATGGCAATAACTGACGCAAAAAAAGTAGACTATCTTTGGAAGAAAATTGGTTATGGTGCTACCAAAACTGATACTAATGCCAATAAGAAAGCACCCAACGAGGCCATTGCATCTCCGTTATTGTTGAGAGGTGATAGAACCTTAAACCAAGCATCAAGTATTCCAGGCACACTACCGGGGTCAACCACAGGTGTTGTGAGAGTTTATCCCACAAGCAATCCACACGAAACCACAGCAGATGGCACAGCCACGGCCAACAGAACTTGGAAAACAGGATTAACAGATTGGATTCCACCAGAAATAGGGTCCACATATCAGGTAAAAGTTTATATTCATACATCATCAGATGCGGGCAATGCCGCTTCGGCAGGAGACCAAGTGTTTGCCACAGGATCAGGAAATAACGATGAATGGTTTTTTGATTATCAATCAGGCGTATTACATTTTATTGGTACAAACTTGCCCAATGGAATTTCATTCTCAGGCAAAAGTGTTTACATATCTGGTGGTAGATATACTGGCACAATAGGTCTACAGAATTTATCCACAACAGGCAACACAGAATTTAGCACCAACACAATTAGAAATGTTGTGACCAACGCTGACATGACATTTGAAACACAAGGCACAGGTGTTTTTGATTTCAATACCACAACAGCGTTGGTTGTTCCAACAGGCACAACTGCTGAAAGGCCTTCCGCACAAGAAGGTATCATAAGATTCAACACCCAGACAGGCAAGTATGAAGTATCATTAGATGGTTCTACATACACAGCACTTCGAACAGAAGCGGCGGCCTCATCAATCACTAAAGACATTTTCACAGGTGATGGTTCATCAACACAGTTCACAATGAGTGTGACTCCAACAGCCGCGAACAACATACTGGTGTATGTGGATGGAGTTATGCAGGAGCCAACACAGAACTATACCATTGCAAATGATGTGTTGAGTTTTACAGGCGGCGCTGATGGATCATCGATTGAAGCACCTCATAGCGCGGCTAGAATTGTGGTGATGCACGGTTTTGCTGATTAACCTATTGTGATCCCGTTTGGTGTATAAACAATTTTGTGGCTTAAATGTTTTTTCAATAAAATATTGTATTTGTAAATTGTACGTTCCACTTCATACCCTTGTGTGGCCTGTTCTAATATAAACTTGTACACATCAGGGCCGTGTTCAAAACTTATGTTGACTCCAGTCATGTTGTAGTCATCGCTTACTGCAAAAGATTTCTCACACATTGCCTTGCAGAAGTTAGCCATCTTGGTTCTAAAATTATTGATTGTTTCCACGAGATCAGGTCTTTCTTTGAGTGTTTCTACATTTCTATTACGACAGGTAGCAGGCCAATACACTTTTATCACGTAGTTCATCATAATTTGCTCATCTCTTTGTAGTATCGACACTCAGCATTCGGCAAGTGATCCAATCGTTTGGTTTTCGGTGGATTACAAATAAACAAAAATTCAGTTTCTGTGAATGTCAAAATAACTGATTTCAACTCCCGCAAAACCTTTTGTGAAGATATGTCGTAACCAAACAGTAGCACACGCTCTTTGCAAACACCTAGAGCAGTCATCAGCGCAAAGGTTTGATCATCCGTTTTGCCAGTAATTTCTAAGTTTTTTGCGTGTCCTGGAAGCACTACATTGTGTACACGATCATAGAACACATATTTTTTATACAGATCAGGTGTGGTCAAAATGTAGAATTTATCCTGTGTGTTTTCACACAAATGTCTTAATTCTTGCTCGTCGCTGGTGAACACATACATTACATTAGAAAATTCATCACGATTGTGACCTATACTCACAATAGGACCCCAATCTCGCAGTTGATCATTGGTCATTTTGACTGCGTTTTTGCCCAAAACTATTATATTATTTTTCTTTGTCATCCAGTACAATGGCTATTTAAGCGCAAAATTATAGCATATTACGATAAATATTCATAGTTTAAACTAAACATTATCGCGATAAGGGGAAAATAAAATGGCAATAGGACGTATAACAGGACAAATGCTGTCAGCCAACCTGGCTCGATCAGGTACAGATCTAACATTCGAAACAAATTTATTAGCCTTAGATGTAACTAACAGCAGAGTAGGTATCGGAACGGCTTCGCCGGCTACTACACTACACATATCTGCAACAGACTCACTAAGACTTCCATCAGGGACAACAGGACAAAGACCAGGCTCACCAGCAAACGGTGACATAAGATACAACACAACAACTGCAACAATTGAAGGTTACAGTAACGGTGCATACGCCAACTTGGCATCAGGTACGTCAATCGAGGACGCAGACGGCGACACTAAAGTGGACGTGGAACACTCGTCGGACGTTGACGAGATACACTTGTCGACTGGAGGTAACCAGACAGCGATATTTAGATCAGCGTCTACTCAATTAGGCGTTACACAAATTTCAAACACAGCATCAACAATCACAGGCTTAGTCACAAACGGTGACATGACACTTTCTCCAAATGGAACAGGTAGTGTTGTAATTGGAAAAGCAGACATCAATGGCGGTGCCATAGATGGTGTAACAATTGGGTCTAACTCAGCGGCAACGGCATTAGTTGTTAGTGGTGGTGTTAACATCGATGATGGTGGAGACGGTGCTATTGATGGTTGTGTGATCGGAGCAAATACGGCGGCGGCAGGATCATTCACAACTGTTGCGGCAAGTTCAAACTTGACAGTTGGCGGTAACGCTACTGTGACAGGTAACTTAACAGTAAATGGTACAACTACAACCATTGATTCGGAAACATTAACTATTGAAGATCCGCTTTTAACACTGGCGAAGAACAACTCAGGTGGAGCGGCTAACACGTTTGACCAAGGTCTATTCTTCAACAGAGGATCTGATGACAACGTGTCATTCCTATGGGATGAATCAGCAGACCAATTTGCGTTTGCGGTAACATCAGGTGAGGATGGAACAACAGCAGGTGCAGTAACGATCGACAGTTACGCGGCACTAAAAGGTGGTGTTGCAACATTCACAGACGTTGAAACAGGATCAATCTCAGCGGCAGACGGTACAGCGGCGGCAACTATTGCTAACTCAACAGGAGTTGTAACAGTTCCAAGTGCAGTATTGACTACGGCAGACATCAACGGTGGTACAGCAGACAACGTCACTATCGGTGGTTCAACTGCGGCGGCTGGTACTTTCACAACAGCGATTGCGGCGAACATGCAATCAGGTACGTTGAAAGCAAATGACGGAACAGCGGCGATTGCCATTGCTGACTCAACAGGTGCAGTTACAATTTCAACTGCTGTTGAATTAGACGGTGGAAACGTTACGATCAACGAGAGTTCAGCAAGTGTTGACTTCAGAGTAGAATCAAATGGACATGCACACGCATTGTTCGTAGATGGTTCAGAAGACCATGTTGGTATCAAGACTGCTTCTCCGGCTTATGACTTAGACATCAGTGGATCAACTGATGCTGTAAGATTACCTATTGGTAACACTGCACAAAGACCAACAGGTGCTACAGGTATCATCAGATTCAACTCGCAAACAGGAAAATACGAAGGGTGTACAGACGGATCTACGTTTATTAACTTTGCCATTGCCGGCGATGCGCCCACTTTTACAAAAGAATCAGCAACAGGTGATGGTTCAACTACAACATTCTCCGGCTTCTTTAGTTCAGCACCAGAAAGTGCTAACAACGTTTTCGTCTACATCGATAACGTGTTCCAGGAGCCAACTGAAAACTATTCAGTGTCAGGCACAAACATAACATTTACTTCTGCTCCTCACTCGGGTGCCAGAATATTTGCTATCACAGGTGCTGACAACACAGCATTGGTGACAGGTGGAATTGCTAGAACTGAATCATCGTCAGTAAACGTGTCGGGTTCAAGTGCAGTGACAATTATGAGTTTTAACGCGGCCTCATACAGAGCGGCAGAACTATTCATAGTCACACAAGATTCTGGCAACACAGAATTCTCAAGTATGAAAGCCAACGTGGTTCACAATGGAACAACTGCTTTTGGTACTGCTTACGCAGAAGTCAGCACAGCATCACAGCCACTAGTTGAAATCACGTTTGAGCATGATGGTTCAAACACAGTTAATGTGAAGGCCACTGCAAACAACTCAGGCACTCACGCTGTGACTGTACAGTCCTCAGTAGCGGCATAATAGGTCACTAAAAAACTTATCGCAAAATACCACGCCCTAACGGTAAATACTACTGTTAGGGCGTTTTTTTATGCCCATATAAATTATGACAAAACGTAATCTAGTAGTTAAAAATGGTTTGCAAGTAGGTGATGTAATCATATCAGCCACAAACAACACCATCGTCGGACTTTCTGTATCAGCACCAAGTAATGCAGGTGATGTTGTCACGAAATCATATTCAGATTCTGGCACACAGACTATGACTAACAAAACATTGACTTCGCCTGTGCTAAACGTTGGAGTCAGTGGTACTGCTATATTAGACGAAGACACAATGTCATCGGACTCAGCCACACAATTGGCCACACAACAGTCAATCAAGGCCTTTGTCGACGGCAAACTGAACACTGACTCAACCATCACGGCAGACAGTGGTGCCACCACAGCAGTAGTATCAGGTTCTGGTGCAACAGGCACGTTCACCGTGAGAGCCAACAGTAACACTGAACTTACAGTAAACGATGACGGTGTGAGGGTACACGGAAACTTAACTGTTGACGGTACACAAACAATCTTGAACACAACAACTCTATCGGTAGAGGACAACATAATTGAAGTTAACAGAAACATATCGACTGCTGGTGCTACACCAACAGTGTCAGGTATGTTGGTAAACAGAGGTGAGGGTTCGACTGCAACTAACAAAGCACTTTTATGGGCCTGGGATGACTCGTTTGCAGATGACGGCACAACCACACACGGCAACCATGGAGGTGCCTGGACGGCGTTCGCGAGAGCAAGAGATGACACGTCGGCTCCTGCATCAGATGACCTAGTGGATATTAGGGCCAATGTGGTACACGCCACAGCAACTTCGGCTCAATATGCTGACGTGGCAGAAAGATTTGAAGCAGATGCACCCATGAGTGCAGGCGCAGTTGTGGAATTAGGTGGCTCAGCAGAGATCACAGAATCCATAGCAGACATGAGCACACGTGTGTTCGGAGTGATTTCATCACAACCAGCATATGCCATGAATGCCGCGGCAGGCAATTCAGATTCACATCCATTTGTGGCCATGACAGGCAGAACACCTGTGAGAGTTATTGGACCTGTGTCCAAAGGACAACGTCTAGTCAGTTCATCAACAAAAGGCACAGCCAGAGCCATTAACGATTCAGATATCACTAGCAGTCTACAGATTATTGGACGTGCTTTGGAAGACAAACAAACACTAGACATTGGTTTAGTGAACTGTGTGGTGCGTACCAATAACTAATCATCCAAAATTCCATAAATATCATATATTAACAAAAATCATGCGGGAGATATGGAACCATGACAACACGTAACTTTAGAGTAAAAAACGGTATCGAAGTAGGTGATATCACAATATCAGCCTCAGCAGGTACAATCACAGGTATGACTACCGCGGCACCAAGTGCTGACGGTGATGTAGCCAACAAGAAATACGTTGATGACTCACTAGCGGGTCTATCACAAAACAGTATTTCACAAAATAACACAAACGTAACAGTCACTGACTCAGGTACAAACGGTACAATCACAATGACGTGCGACGGTAACTCAGAACTTATAGTAACCGATGCAGGTGTCAGAGTAGTAGGAAACTTGACAGTAGACGGAACACAAACAATTATTAACACAACGACATTATCTGTAGAGGATAACATAATCGAAGTTAACAGAAACGTATCTGCTAACTCAGGTATGCCAACAGTGTCAGGAATGAAAGTAAACAGAGGTGAAGGTTCAACTGCCACAGAAACAGATCTTTTCTGGGCGTGGGATGAATCATTTGCAGATGACGGTACAACCACGCACGGTAACGCAGGTGGTGCCTTCACAGCATTTAGATCAGCAAATGAAGAAGTTGATGCCCTTGTAGACATCAGGGCCAATGTGGTACACGCGGTTGCAACATCGGCACAGTACGCGGACGTTGCCGAGCGTTTCGAAGCAGACGCTCCCATGGCAGAAGGTGCAGTTGTTGAATTAGGTGGATCAGCAGAGATTACTGAATCAACTACTGACTTATCAGACGCAGTATTTGGTGTAATTTCATCGCAACCAGCATATGCCATGAACGCGGCGGCTGGAAACAACGACTCACATCCTTACGTTGCTATGACAGGTAGAACTCCAGTCAGAGTATCAGGTGCTGTAACAAAAGGTCAAAGACTGGTTACTTCATCAATCAAAGGTTGTGCTAGAGCAGTTGCACACGGTGAATCAATCAATCCTTTCCACGTTATTGGAAGAGCATTAGAATCAAAAACTGATGCAGGTATTGGTTTGGTAAACTGTGTAGTGAGAACAAACAACTAATAAATATTCATACTTTTTAGTAGAACACAGAGGGCGGTCCTAGGATCGCCCTTTTTTTATGCCCGTATAAATACTATTACTGTGGTCAGCCGGCAATGATATCAGGCTGTGCATAGCGTATTGCTGTGCTAACATTATTATAAAGGAGTACCTAGTATGGCCATAGGTCGTGTTACAGGATCGGTCTTAAAATCTAACTTGACTAGAAATGGAGTCGATCTTGCATTTGAAACAAACCTACTATATCTTGATGTTACAAACTCACGAATAGGTATTGGTACTTCATCACCCTCATCAGAATTACAGGTATCAGGAACAGTTACAGCCACAGCATTTTCTGGGGATGGTGCCAACCTAACCAACGTGCCGGCCACATTTGGTGATTTATCAGCAACAGGATCAACAATTTCTTCACCGTCAAGTGCGGACATTACACTAGATCCTTCAGGCTCTGGAAAGATCAGCCTAGCGGCCAACACCATACTCGCAGACAGCATTGAACTACAATTCGGAACAGACACGGATGCCAATATCAAACACACAGGCACAAACTTAAACGTCAACGAAACGACAGGTGACATCAACATCAGAACTTACGCCGATGACAAGGATGTTGTAATTTCAACAGATGACGGCAGTGGTGGAATTACTGAATATATTGTAGCAGATGGTTCTTCAGGTGCAGTGAAACTAAAACATTATGGTACAACTGTTTTTGAGACAACAAGTACAGGCACATCAATAACAAACACATCGACAAGCGATGCATTACTAATTACAACCACAGAAGATTCGAGCAGTGCAGGCCCTGTAATCGCACTTAAAAGAAACAGTGCTAGTCCGGCCGACACAGACTACATGGGACAGATCAAATTCCTTGGAGAAAATGATGCTGACCAAGAGGTCGTGTATGCCAAAATCACAGGTAAGATCTTAGACGCAAGTGATGGCACAGAAGACGGTATTATAGAATTCGCACACAAGAAAGCAGGGTCAAATGTTATCACAGCAAGATTTAGATCCGACTCGTATCAACTTTTGAACGGAACAACACTGACAGTGGACGGTCAGATAACAGGAAATCTAACAGGTGACGTCACAGGAAACGCAGACACGGCCACAACATTAGCCACCGCAAGAAATATTCACGGTGTATCATTCGACGGTTCTGGCAATATAGACTTATCTGAAGTCATTCAAGACACTGTAGGTGCCATGTTTTCTAGTAACACAGAAACAGGTATCACAGCAACATACCAAGACAGTGATGGCACAATAGATTTAGTGGTTGGTACACTTAACCAAGACACAACAGGTAACGCGGCCACTGCCACTGCTCTTGAAACCGCTAGGAACATAGCAGGACAGAGTTTCGACGGCACAGGCAACATCACGATTGCATCAACTGACCTATCGAATACAAGTGCTATAACACTAAACACAGCGAGTCAGACCTTGACCAACAAGACACTCACATCGCCACAGATCAACACACAGATTGATTTCTTAGCAAGAGCAGAAGCGAGATTTCAAGATGCGAGTGGTGGACAATTTGTTGCCCTCGAGGCACCTGCAACAATTTCGAGTAGCATAACATTCACACTGCCCGCGGCAGATGGTACTGCTGGACAAGTACTTGCAACAGACGGTGCCGGAGCATTGAGTTTTGCAGATGCTGGTAGTGGCGGTTCTGGATCAAGTTTTCCAAACTCGACCACAAGCACACTGCCAGGCAGTGCTGGAGATTTTGACCTATCAAAAACCAATAACACAGGATCATCGGAAACACCATTCGAGGCAGGCGGTACTGATGCGTTTGGTGTTAATCTGGGTACTGTATTTGACATGATGGATCCAACAGGAGCCACAGAATCAACAGACCTAGGCGATGGAGAAACACACGTAGGAGCATAATAGAATTACGATAAATATCAAAGGAGAAACAAATGCCAACAACATTACAATTTAGAAGAGGAACAACAACACAGAACAATGCGTTCACAGGCGCGTTGGGAGAGATAACAGTAGATACCACAGTAGATGCTTTAAGGATTCACGATAACTCCACAGCGGGAGGGTTTGAGACAGTTGCCAGAGAGGCAAAATACGCCGACGTGGCTGAAAGATATCATGCCGATGCTGTCTACGATCCTGGTACAGTTGTCAGTTTTGGAGGTGAAAAAGAAATCACAAAAACTACAACAGATTCTGACAAGAGAGTGGCGGGTGTAATATCCACAGATCCATACGCAGTGATGAATAGTCCACACAGGCAACCAGAATTATTGAACGAGTATCATCCACCTATAGCACTAATCGGAAGAGTTCCTACTAAAGTTGTGGGCACAATAACAAAAGGCGACTTAATGGTGTCAAGTGCCGTTGAAGGACACGCCAGAGCGTGGAAAGAAGATTCCAGTCCACCTGCAGGAACAGTGATTGGTAAAAGTGTCGAAGACAAAGACACAGAAGAAGAAGGTGTTATTGAAGTTGCTGTCGGCAGACTCTAAACAATTAAATCTAAAATAGTTTGTAATTTTCCTTTAATACTTTTGTTGTTCAAAGTATTTCTTAACCCACCGTGCAAATTCTTAGGCCAACATTCAAAAGCACACCAACAGTATCCAGAATGTTCTTCATTTAATTTTGGTATAAATTCCCCGTCTATTGCTATGAGATATGTGTGAAAGAAAAATTTTTGATCATTTGACGTAAAAAGTTCCAACGGGATGACTTTTTTAAAAACAGGTGTATCGCCTACTTCTTCTGCTATTTCTCTTTTCAATCCCTCAAATGCCGATTCAGTGAAATGTGCTTGACCACCAACTAGACCCCAAGTGCCCTGTGTTTTGGCATCCGTCCTCTGTAAAAATAAAAATCTTTTGGTAGTTGTAGAATAGAACAGTGCTCCTGAACAAACAATATTTTCTTTCATTACTATAATTTAGTGTGATTTTTTAAGGAGTGGTTGCGTCTTGACCAGAAGCATCATCGTTAGCAGTACCGCCACCATCTAACACAATTGTCCAAGTACCAGCCGCATATATACCTTCGTAACTTTTAACCCATTCTGTGCCGTTAAATCTGTACTGTATACCTGTATTCGTATTGGTAACATAATGCAAAGTTGAATCAGGGTTGCTGGCATCAAAAACTTTCTGCCATCTGCCTAATGATGAATTGTACTGTATGATATCACCCACACTGGCCACTAGACTACCCCAAGTTGAACTCTGTAGGGTGGCAGTTGAATCACCTATCGAATCTATGATCAAATATCTATCACCGTCCACAGGTGTGCCTGGTGCGAATGTTGT